TCTTGCCCCAATTCAGTACGGGAACGGGAGTTTGAAAAATCCTTCAGCGTTCAATATCGCATGAGCAAGGGTCCGCTCCCGAAGGTGGCCGGGCAGCGACAGAGGCGGAACAAACGCCCGACCGTGAAGATGGTTCCGACCGAGGACGGGACGCCGGCGCCGAGGCTGAAGTGGCTGAAGCAGACGAAGGATGCATGGGCCGATTATTGGGCTTCTCCGGTCTCCGACATCGTCCACCGGTTGACGGATGGCCCCTCGATTGTGCGGTATTTCAGCCTGGCGGATATGCGGGAACGGGCCTACCGATCCTACGAATCCAAGCCCTTTGTGGACGGTGCGGCGGGCCAGAAGGTGGTGAATCCGCAGGCTGCGCTCATGATGAGGATGGATCAAGAGATGAGGATGATGGGGCAGGAGATGGGGATGTCCGCGCCCTCCCGGTTGCGGCTCGGGATCGACCTAGAGGCGGAGAAAAAAGGCGACGATTTGAACTCTGAATGGAAGGCATCCGATGTGGACGAGAAGACCGACCCGCGCATTAAGATGGTGAAATAATGCCACTGACTAGCACGGCTCCTCAATGATCGAGCCTAAACAATGAGATTCACGGAGCGGTACAGGGAGACGATCAAGGCGTCGGTATCACTCGTCGCCCTCGCCCTGTCGGTTATCGCCCTGACGCTTTCGTGTCGGGCGCTATGACCACCGCCACGAGGCCCAGGCGGACGAAGCGGAAGGCGCGTAAGGCGTTACCCAAGACGCTAGGGCCCTACGTCTGTGCGTGGATCGAGGAGAACCTTGTCCACGGAGAAGGCGACTATCAGGGCAATCCGTTCCTCCTCCGTGATTGGCAACGGGCCTTCATTTATCGCGTCTACGAACTGAAGACTGATGGATCACGGCGGTATCTCCGGGTGCTGTGGGGGATGCCATCGGGGAACGGCAAGACGGAGATTGCGGCGGCGCTGGCGTGTGCAGAACTGGACGGGCCGGTCGTCTGTGATCGTCTTGACGAGCAAGGCCAGCCGATAGCCAAGCGGCGCATCTCCCCGAATATCCCGGTTGCTGCTGCGAGCTTTGAACAGGCTGACCTCGTGTTTGGTGCTGCGCGGCTGATGCTCGGGGACGGTCCACTCGCTGAGAGATTCGACATCTACGACACGGAAATCACCATCCGGGGTCGGGCCGGCAGGATGTACCGGGTCGCTGCGAAAGCGGGAACGAACGACGGCGGCAGGCCCACAATGTTCGTCGCGGACGAACTACACGAGTGGGTCTGTACTTGTGCGGCTCCAGGCGGGGTCCATCGGGGACCGTGTAAGGCTAGGGTTCACACCGTCTTATCGAAGCTCCGGGCGAAGCGGGAAGGCTCGTGGGAGTTGAATATCTCAACGGCCGGATGGCAACTCGAGTCCCTACTCGGTGGGCTGTACCACTACGGAAAGGACGTTGAGGCGGGACGGATCAAGGACGACGGCTTCCTGTTTGAGTGGCATTCCCCGAAAGCCGAGGAAGTGAAACTAGATGATCGGAGGGCGCTGAAGAAGGCGGTAGTTGAAGCCAATCCGGCGATTGGTGACTTCCTATCTCTTGAGAATGTGTTGACTGATTTCAGGACGATGGCCCCCTTCGAAGCCCGGCGCTATCACCTCAACCAATGGGTCACGGCACCGGATAGGTGGTTGCCGGAAGGGGCATGGGAGGCGCTTGAGGACGGAGGGAAGCCGGAAGACGGAACGGAAATCGTCATCGGGTTTGACGGCTCATGGGCGGGTGACTCCACTGCTGTGTATGGTGCGACGGTTGAGGCCAAGCCCCATCTATTCATGATCGGATCGTGGGAACGGGAGCCTGAAGACTCACCCGATTGGCGGGTGGATATTGTGGACGTGGAGAACACGATTGAGAAGGCTGGGAAGAAGTGGCAAGTCAAACAGATCGGATGCGACCCCTACCGCTGGCAACGCTCAATGGCCGCGCTCCGTGAGCTGGGTTTACCCGTTGAGGAATGGCCTTCCCACCAAGCGTCCCGAATGGTGCCGGCGTGTAAGCAATTCTTTGACGCTGTGGTGGATGAGAAGTTGACTCAGGACGGGAACGAAAACGCGGCGCGGCACCTTGCAAACTGCGTTGTGAAGATTGACTCCCGGGGCCCCAGGATAGTGAAGGAACGGGAGGGTTCACCGCGCAAGATTGACATTGCGGTGACCGCTGTCATTGTCTATGATCTTGCCATGCGGTCACTTAAGACCGGCTCGTGGAGGGTAATCAAATGAGCATCCGTGATATTTTGCTTTCCGACGTTCGGAACGTTTTCCGTAGATCCAACGGCAAAGCGTTCACGGATATGCAGCATCCATCGTCAACGTCTTCCCGTTGGCCGCTTCGCAACCTTCTACCCAACACGGACTTTGACTACGCCCACGAGGTCGGGGAAGGTCGTGGGTCGTCGGTCCTTGCGGCTCCGTTCAACTGGATAGCCAGGAACTTCCCGCAGGCCCCCGCCATCGTGCAGGAGAAGACAGACGAGCAGTGGGTGGAGGTTCCAGACCACGGCATGACCAATCTACTTCGTGAGCCAAACCCGTTCTACTCGGGCCGAACGCTTTCGATGGCGTTGATCTTGGATCTTCTGTGGGGTAATGCCTACATGCTCAAGATCCGCAACGCGGCGGGGGACGTGATCCAACTATGGTGGGCACCGCGTTGGATGGTCAGACCTATGTGGCCAAGCGGCTCGACGGATGTGTTCATTGACCATTACGAATACAGCCCGGGTGGTGGGGCTGCCACCCAAAGGATCGCCCCGGAGGACATTGTACACGTCCGTTTTGGCCTCGACCCCCTCAACACACGGCTGGGCTTTTCGCAACTCGCGGCGGTGATGCGGGACGTGTTCACGGATGATGAAGCGGCCAACTTCTCCGCATCCGTCCTGAAGAACATGGGCATCATCGGCGTGGTGATTAGCCCGAAAGAAGGCGGGACGGCCGACCCGGAAGCACTCAGGGAAGTCAAGGACTACATCCAGGGGCAGTTTACCGGGGACAAACGGGCAGAAGCTTTGGCGTTGGGGTCTCCTACAGACGTGAAACTTCTCCAGTATCAGATGCAAGGCTTCGACGTTTCGCCCATTCGGGACATCTCAGAGGAACGGGTGTGCGCTGCGCTTGGGATTCCGGCCGCTGTCATCGGGTTCGGCACCGGCCTCCAACAAACTAAAGTTGGGGCCACAATGAGGGAGATGAGGCGGATGGCGTGGACTGACGGATTGATCCCGATGCAAGAGATCATGGCCGACGAACTCGAGCGGTCGCTACTTCCCGAGTTCAACGGCGCAAACACGCGGGTCCGGTTCGACCTGTCGAGCGTTCCGGCGCTCTGGGAGGAAGCCAACGAGAAACACGACCGGGTGAGGAAGGACACCCTCGCCGGAATCATCAAAGTGACGAAGGCGCAAGAGCTTCTGAATTATCCGGTTGATGATGACCGTGACGTGTACCTACAACCATCCACCTTGAGACAACTTGAAGACGGACAGTCGATCAGCAACGGAGGGAATAATGAGTGAGCAACTAGGATTTACCGGCGAGCGGAAGTCCGTCAGCGTCGAGATGAAGGTTGACGAGGAAGGGCAATTCGAGGCCATCTTCAGCACCTTCGACGTGATCGACCACGATGGAGACGTGACGCTATCCGGCGCGTTCGAGGATGGCGCGGAGGTGATTGTCGGGGCCTACGGCCACAGCTCGTGGAGTGGAGAGTTGCCTGTCGGTAAGGGTGTGATCAAGACGACCGACAAGGACGCTCGGATCGTGGGCGAGTTCTTCCTGAACACCACGAGCGGCAAGGAACACCATGCTGTCGCCAAGGAACTCGGCACGAAGCAGGAATGGAGCTACGGCTACCGGATCTTGCAGGAAGGGAATGTTGAGGAGCTGCCCGATTCCCTCCGTGGGGCGAGCCGGGTGCTGGCCAAGGTTGCCGTTGATGAAGCGTCCCAAGTCCTCAAGGGCGCGGGGATCGACACCCAGACCGTGGTGGTGAAGCAGAAGACGGAAGATGTCGCAATCGTTCAGGGACTCGCAATCAAGGAGCTTGCCCGCTTTGAGCGGACCCGCAATCGCCTCTGCCAAGCTTGAGGAAATCCGCTGTCATCGATGCTCTTACTGG